TGACAAAACTGCTTTATGACAGACAGATATGCGGTCAATTCAATCAAAACAAGTTGGATGCATTCAGGGATTTGGTTGAATCCACACAGGAAAGATTGATTGTATTCTATTCATTCAATGATGAACTATGGAACATGAAGAAGATATGTCGTGAACTTGACAGACCAATTTCAGAAATCAATGGACACACCAAAAACCTGACAGCCTATGAACAGGAATCAAACAGTGTGACCTTATGTCAGTATCAATCAGCATCCAAAGGACTGAATCTTCAGAAGTGCAACAGAATCATTTATTTTTCACTTCCATTGTCATCAGAAGATTTTGAACAGTCCAAGAAAAGGATTCACAGGATTGGTCAGGAAAAGACATGTTTCTATTATTTGATGATTTGCAAGGGAACAATTGAAGAACAAATCCTGCACACATTGGAAGAAAGGAAGGATTTCACAGATGAATTATTCAAAGAAGATGAAAATAAAAATTCATAACTTTGTAATCAAAACCATATTATGAAAGATTAGAAAAGAAGGTGAATATTATGATGAAATGTAAAATCACAATGGAAGAAAATAGAGAATGTCAGAATTGCTGTTTCTTCTGTGACAAGAAAGACACTTGTGAAGATGCTTGTGATGAAATGGAAGAAAAGTGTGAAGAACAGGTTGAAGAAACAGATATTCAGATTATTCAGTCAGCAGTTCCTGATGTGCTTAAATCCATCACAGACATTGTAGTACAGAAGAAGAAATTGGAAGAACAGGAAAAGATCATGAAGAAAAAGTTGCTTCAGGCAATGGAACAGCATGGTGTGAAGTCATTTGAGAATGCAAAAGTCAAATTTATGTATGTTGCTCCAACAAAAAGAACAACCATTGATTCCAAGAAGCTGAAAGCAGACCATCCTGATATTGCTGAAGCATATTCAAATACTTCCAATGTTAGTGCATCAGTAAGAATTACAGTGAAGTAGGTGAACACATGGCATCAGAAAAGAATTTTGAAAACAGAATCAAGTCTTTCCTGAAATCAAATAACTGTTATTTCATTAAATATTGGGGTGGTGGTGAATTCACCAAAGCAGGTGTTCCTGACATACTTGCATGTTGCAATGGAAGATTCCTTGGGATTGAAGTCAAGGCAAAGAATGGAAAACCTTCAGCACTTCAGATTCACAACCTGAAGAAGATTGATGAAGCAGGTGGATATGGAATTCTTCTTTATCCTGATCACTTTGAATTATTCAGGAACTTCATTGATTGCTTGAAAGTGGATGATGCAAACACTGCATACAATTATGGATTATTGAAAAGAAGGTGGTCAGATGGATAGATTTCACTTTTCAACATGCGAATGTTTTGAAAACTGTCCATATAGATTTGAATTGAGATATAAAAAAAATCTCAATTCACTTCCAACAGATGATCCTGCTAACCCATTGATACTAGGGACAGCGATTCATAGAGGAATGGAAAAGGATATGGAAACAGCTATTCAGGAATACAAAGATTCATATCCCATCATCACAGATGCACACATCAATGAAATCATCAAACTTGAATATTGGATTCCAAAGATGAAAGAACTTCTTCCTGAAGGATTTCATGAAGTCAATTTCAAGAATGATGTTTATGAAGGAACAGCAGACTTGATTGTTCCATGTACCAAGCATGATGCAGGTCTTCCACATGGTCAGTTTGATTTGTATGATTTCAAGTATTCAAACAACATTGAGCACTATATGCAGTCAAGACAGTTGCATGTATACAAATATTTCTTTGAAAGAATAACAGGAAAGCATATCAGAAAAATGTATTTTGTATTTGTTCCAAAGGTTAGAATTAAACAAAAGAAAATAGAAACGCTTCAAGAATTCAGAAATAGGATTTATGAAGAACTTGGAACAAAAGAAATTCAAATCAAAGAAGTGGTTTATGACCCTTCAAAGGTTGCAGATTTTTATGAAACGTGTATGAACATTGGTCTTACAGATAAGTGTGAAAAAAATGAATCATATCTGTGTGATTGGTGTGAGTATAAAGACTATTGTCAGAAAGGATTGGACTATATGATTTTACCAAGTGCAGAAAGAAGACAGGTTGGAAAGACAACCAAAAGAAAATTATGGATTTATGGTGGTGCATTTTCAGGAAAAACAACATTCATGGATTCAGCACCTTCACCACTAAATCTGAATACTGATGGAAACATTCAGTTTGTTACCATGCAATATTTACCTATCAAGGACACAATTGAGGGAAGACAGAAGATTTTAGCATGGGATGTTTTCAAGAAAGCTATTGATGAACTTGAAAAGACAGCAGGTCAGAATGGATTTAAGACAATTATAGTTGATCTGTTAGAAGATACTTATGAATCATGCAGATTATACATGTATGACAAGTTAGGTATCACACATGAATCAGATGACAGCTTCAGAGCATGGGACAAAGTAAGAACAGAATTCTTATCAACTATCAGAAGATTGATGAATCTTGATTATGAAAATATCGTGCTGATTTCTCATGAAGATACTTCAAAGGATATCACAAAGAAGTCAGGTGATAAAATCACAGCAATCAAACCAAACATTGCAGATAAGGTTGCAAACAAGATTGCAGGAATGGTTGACATTGTGGCAAGGGTAGTTGTTGAAGATGATGAAACAAGAACATTAAATTTCAAATCCAATGAAGTAATTTTTGGCGGTGGAAGATTAAAGAACATCAAGACCACATCAATTCCTTTGGATTGGAATGAACTTTTGAAAGTGTATGATGAAGCAAATTTTTTTGCTAAAACTGCTGAAGAAACACCACCAAGAAGAGGAAGAAAATCACGCACACAGTCAGAACCTGTTAAAGAATCTTCTGATGAACCTGCTCATGATGGAATAACCAACACTGATTCAGAAATAGTTATCTTGGATGCAGACACATACTTCTATGACATCAAGAATGACAATTATGTGATGAAACATGCAGGTGATTCTGTTGACATGATTGTTGATGGTGTGGAAGTTATGAAGGTCATCACCAAAGAAGAATTTGGTGAAGGTATCAAGAAGTTGTCAGCTGCAGGAGAAGAAAAACCTACAAGAAAGAGAAGAACAAGAAAGGTGAGATAAATATGAAAAAAACAACTGAAGCATTGAAGAAAATTGGAGTTTATGACGATATTGTAAAATCCGTTATAATCACAAGAAAAATGACAGGGATTAAGAACAACAGCACAAATGGAATAAAGAACATCATCAAGATGGAACTTTATAAACATGATGATGTATTTGATGTTTTTTTCAAAGAAGCGTTAAATGAAGGTCTTGATAACATTGCTCATAAAATTAAAAGCGATGCTGAAAAAAGATATGTTGAGAACGATAATACACAGAATTTTCATAAAATAGATATAAGTGATGAAAATGATGTGATTGGAAAGCTCATTGATTGTATTAATGCAATTGCGGAATAGGAGTGATTAAAATGAATATTTTTGACAAATGGGATAAGAATGTTGATACAGAAGGACTTAAGAAAGATATTGCTGAAGCAGAAGCAAATGGTGGTCAGGGTGACTATCGTGAAGTACCTGTTGGCACATATGAAGTAAAAATTGACAAGATGGAAATCAAGGAATGTGGTTCAGAAAAACATAAAGGTGAACCAATGTTCACAGTTCAGTTCAGAATCCTTGAAGGTGACTTTGAAAACAGTTGTCTGTTCATGAATCAGCTTATCACAGAAGGATGGCAGATTGGACAGGTCAACAAGTTTCTTAGAAGTCTTGATGTGAATGACACAGTGGAATTCAAGACATATGGTCAGTACAATGACATGATTATGGACATGATGGAATCCATTGATGGAAATCTTGAATACCTGCTTGACTATGGCAAGAACAAGAAAGGATATAACACATTCAAAATCAAAGAAGTGTATGAAGTATAAAGAAAGGTAGGTGAATATGATGCTGTTCTTTGATTTTGAAGTGTTCATCAAAGATTGGCTTGTGGTCATCCTTGATATGGACAACAGAAAAGAACATGTCATCATCAATTCGCCTTCTGACCTTAAACAATTCTATCAGGAACACAAAACAGACATATGGGTTGGATTCAACAATCATCATTATGATGATTACATCCTGAAAGGAATCCTTTGTGACATGAATCCAAAGGAAATCAATGACCACATTATCATTAAAGAAAAAGCAGGTTGGACATTTTCCAATCTGTTCAGGTCAATTCCATTACTGTCATATGATGTGTTCCAAGCAAAAATTGACAGGGGACTGAAGTTCTTTGAAGGGTCACTTGGAAACATGGTGAAGGAATCATCAATTCCATTTGACATTCCAAGGAAGCTGACTGAAGAAGAACTTCAGGAAACTGTTAAATATTGCAGACATGATGTGGAACAGACTGTTGAAGTGTTTATGCAAAGAAAAGCAGACTTTGATGCAATCATGTCACTAATAAAGATGTTTCCTGAAGTTCTATCAATCAGGGACATTGGACTAACTAAGGCACAGATCAGTGCCAAGATTTTGGAATGTGAAAAGGTCAGAAGAAATGATGAATTTGACCTGTTTGTACTTCCTTGCATACAGATAAAAAAATACAGAAAAGCAATTGATTTTTATATGTCAATGGTTGGAAAAACAAATCAGAAAGAAGTTTATTCAGAATCATTGAATATGATTATAGCAGGGATTGAACACAACATCAGTTGGGGTGGAATCCATGCAGGAAAAGAAAAATATCAGAATCTTGGACATGGTAGGCAGATGTGGCATGTTGATGTTGCTTCCTTCTATCCAAGACTGATGATATTCCATAACCTGCTTACAAGAAACAGCAGGAAACCTGAAAAGTTCAAAATGATTTATGACAGAAGAATTGAACTGAAACATGCAGGTAAAAAGAAAGAACAAGCACCATTGAAGATTGTCATCAATGGAACTTATGGAATCAGTAAAGCAATCAATTCATTAGCATATGATCCAAGGAATGCAAATCTTATCTGTCTGAATGGTCAGTTGATGCTGATTGACCTGATAGAACATTTGGAAGTGATTGATGGATTTGAATTAATTCAGTCAAATACGGATGGTCTGATTGTCAGTCTTCCTGACACAGATGAAGCATTTGAACAGATGGATGATATTTGTTATGAGTGGGAAAAGCGCTGCAACATGGAATTGGAATTTGATGAAATCAGTTCTATTTGGGAAAAGGATGTCAACAATTATGTATTTATCTTCAGTAATGGCAAGGTGGAAAGAAAAGGTGCTTATGTGAAAGAACTG